CACCAAGCCAACCTAAAAGGTGGAGTTAATGGATAGGGAAACACTTACAAGCAAACACGACTTATGGAACGCTAATATTTCAAATTGGGAGTTCTATATTCGTAGTTATCTAGGCGGTAATGATTATAAAAACGGCTATTACCTTCACCGCTATGTTTTAGAGTCACCAGAAGAATATGACGCAAGAATAAGACACACACCAGTAGATAACCATTGCAAGAATGTTGTTCAGATATACACAAGTTTTCTTTGGAGAGTTCCACCTACAAGAGATTATGGGTCGTTAGATGGTGACGAACAATTAAGTTCATTCCTCATGGACGCTGACTTAGATGGTCGCTCATTCAACACAGTCATGCGTGAAGTACAAATGAACGCTAGTATTTATGGCAACTGTTGGGTCATAGTGGACAAGCCACAGTCAAACGCTAACACCAGAGCAGAAGAACTAGCACAGGATATCAGACCCTATATCAGTATTTACACCCCAGAAAATGTTGTGAACTGGAACTACAGGCGTTCACCAAGTGGCAGGTTCTATCTTGATATGCTTATGGTGGTAGAGGATATAAATGCAGATAGAGCAATAATTAAAGTATTTACAGAAGAAACTATAAGCACCTATGAAGTCGAGGAGTACCAAGAAGAATACACAGAAGGGGATGCAAGGCTTATAGAGGAAATACCTAACCCATTGGGGAAAATACCTGCTGTTAATGTGTATAATCTAAGGGGTGCTAAAAGACCAATAGGAATTAGTGACCTTGCTGATGTAGCTTATTTGCAACAGTCAATCTATAACGACTATTCGGAGAAAGAACAGCTAATCAGACTGGCAAACCACCCAAGCCTTGTAAAAACACCTAATGTTGAAGCTAGTGCAGGTGCAGGGTCTATAATAGAGATACCAGAAGACCTAGAAGCAAGTCTAAAACCTTACATAATACAGCCAAGCGGTCAGAACCTAGATGGAATAATGAAGTGTATTCAAAACAAGGTGGACGCTATTGACAGGATAACACACATGGGTTCAGTAAGGGCAACAGGTACACAAATAGCTAGTGGCATTGCTCTACAAACAGAATTTCAGTTATTGAACGCAAGACTATCAGAAAAAGCCGATTATCTTGAGAACGCGGAAGAACAGATTTGGGGTTTATTTGCTATGTGGCAAGATAAACAGTTTGATGGTTCGGTAAACTATCCAGACACATTTGATATAAGAGATTGGGCGAATGACCTACAATACTTACAGATGGCAAAAGCTAGTGGTATAAAGTCCGAAACATTTAACAAGGAACTTGACAAGCAGATAGCACAAGCAGTTATTGACGATAGCGAAATGATACAAACAATAAACGAAGAAATAGACGCTACCAGAGCCGTAAGAGGGCAGTTCCAAACAACAGAAGTAGAAGGACAGACAGTTGAAGAAGAAGCGTAAACGTAGGCAAGTACCCAAAGACAAAAGAACTGGTATTCCTAAAAAATATCTATCTGGTCTAAAAGGTGCAAAAAGAAGTGCTAGAGCGAGTTTATTGAAACAAGTAAGTGCCTTGTATAAAGCAGGTGCAAGAATACCACGCTCATTACTACAGAGAAGGAACAGGGCATAATGGCAGTAAGAAGAAGACCTTTATCAGCGAAAACACTAGCAACACTTAGAGCAAAAGCAAAGAAATCAAAATTATTTAATTTAACAGATTTGAAAGCTAGTTTTCGTAGGGGTCAAGGTGCATTTCTTTCCGCAGGGTCAAGACCAAGAATACCCATGAACGCTTGGGCGATGGCTAGAGTAAACAAGCTAATTAGCAGGGGTCGGTCTGGTACATTCGACAAAGATATTATCAAAAGAGCCACAAAGAGAAAAAAGAAGTAATGGCAAAGTATAGGGGAAAAGACGTTA